GGACAAGTCAACTTAACTTGGATGAAATTGAGCGATATAGAAAAAGTTAATGGCTCACCAAAGCAGTGTCATGCAGGCGTACGTGACTCGTTACGATCCTGAACCGGAAGATAAAAAAGAAGAAGACACTCCTGAAGAAGAAGAGGAGGAGTGATCGTGTGGGAGGCACCTCAGAGTCGGACCTCCCATGCCTATGGCACTGAGCCCGTACGCGGATACCTCAGCTGCCGTCTAGACGGTGGGATAGACCACACACTTCAAAGCTTTGAAGAGATTGATTCATACATTCTCTTTTTATAATGGCACAACAAAATTCTACGTTGACCACTAGCCTTACACGGCCGGGTCAATCTAACGCTGCGGGTGATGCCCGCGCCCTGTATCTCAAGCTTTTTAGCGGTGAGATGTTTAAAGGATTCCAGAACAACACGATTGCTCGGGATCTGATCATGAAGCGTACCCTGAAGAACGGCAAGTCCCTGCAGTTCATCTACACGGGTCGCACAAAGTCTGAGTTCCACACGCCTGGTAACAGCATCCTGGGTAACAGCGATGGTGCACCTCCGGTGGCCGAGAAGACCATCACCGTTGATGACCTTCTGATCAGCTCAGCCTTCGTCTACAATCTCGACGAAGTTCTCAGCCACTACGACCTGCGTAGCGAGATCTCCCGCAAGATCGGCTATGCCTTGGCTGAAAAATATGACCGGCTTGCCTTCCGTGCTGTTGCACGTGGTGCCCGTCAAGCTTCCCCTATCACCAAGTCTGGCTTCGTAGAGCCCGGTGGTACTCAGATTCGCGTGGGTTCTACCACCAACGATTCTGACGCTTTCTCTTCCTCTGCTCTTGTGTCTGCCTTCTACGACGCAGCAGCTGCTCTCGATGAGAAGGGTGTTTCTTCTGACGGACGTGTGGGTGTTCTTAACCCCCGTCAGTACTACGAACTGATCCAAGCTGTTGGTTCCAACGGCCTGGTCAACCGCGATTCTCAAGGCACCGCGCTGCAAGGCGGCAACGGAATCATTGAGATCGCCGGTATCAAGATCTTCAAGTCCATGAACATCCCGTTCCTGGGTAAGTACGGTACTGCTTATGGCGGTACTACTGGCGTTACCTCTCCGACCAATGTCGGTTCCTTCGTCGGTGAAACCATGGAAGACGCTTCTGGCGCTCAGACTGGTATCAACAACGATTACGGTACTGCCGCTGAAGTTGGCGCCAAGTCCTGCGGTCTGATCTTCCAAAAGGAAGCAGCCGGTATGGTCGAAGCCATCGGTCCTCAGGTGCAAGTCACCAGTGGCGACGTGTCCGTGGTCTACCAAGGCGACGTGATGCTCGGCCGCTTGGCCTGTGGCGCAGACTATCTGAACCCTGCAGCTTCTGTTGAGCTGTACGTGGGTGCTTCTGCTCCTTCTGCATTCTGATTTTATTTATACACAAGGGATCCTTCGGGGTCCCTTTTTTTTATTGAACGAGATCTCTTTATGGCTATCCCTAGTTCACCTACAACTGACCAACTGACTGCAGTAAATGAGATTCTCATGTCTGTAGGCCAAGCTCCTGTCACTAAACTTGAAAACACCAACCCGGACGTTGCGCTTGCTTTTGAGACGCTCACTAGCGTGTCGCGTGAAGTGCAGGCAGAAGGCTGGACATTCAATAAAGAATATCATTTATCTTCTTTTGTACCTGATGCAACAACAAAGGAAATCTCTATTCCTTCTGATGTGTTGCAAGTAGATCTATCCAACCATCACGCTAACAAAGACAAAGATGCTGTTCAGCGTAAAGGTAAGTTATATGATCGACAAAACCATACATATGAATGGAGTGAAACACCAACCGTAGATGTTGTTTATTTCTATGATTGGGGTGATCTTCCTAAGCCCATTCGTGACTATATCGTTGCACGTTCAGCAACTATTTTCTCTAGTCGGATTGTAGGTGATCCCACGCAATACCAGTTGTTGCAACGAAAAGAAGAATACAACCGTGCAATGGCAATGGAATATGAATGCAACCAAGGTGACTACACATTCTTTGGTCATCCTGAAGGTGGCAACTTCTATGTCAGCTACGAACCTTACAACGCACTCTATCGACAATAATGGCAAACATCACTCAACAAATTCCTGATTTCCTGGGTGGTGTATCCACGCAACCTGACGATCAAAAGCTCCCTAATCAAGTATCTGAAATTATCAACGGATACCCAGACCCTACTTTCGGTCTTATTAAACGTCCTGGTTTTAGTTGGAAAGCTGACCTTGGTTCATCCACTACCTATGCAACTGGTCATTGGTTCTATTTCCGTGTCTCTAGTACTGAAGCGTATGTAGGTGTTATTAAGGCTCAGCAAATCAAGCTTTGGAACACTAATGGCACAGCTGCCACCATGACAGGCGGTTCTAGTCAGACTTACTTAAATGGTAATCACAATGACTTTCATGTCATCTCTAGACAAGATCAAATCATCGTTATTAACAAGACTATTACAACTGCTATGTCCTCCACTACTGTTAGTGGTTCTGTTGCAGCTACTGTCGATAGTGTTGCCAATCTCCCCGCTGCTAGTTCCAATAGCGGTTCTATTTACAAAGTAAGTAATACCTCTGCAGCAGAAGATGATTTCTACGTTAAGTCTGATGGTACTACCTGGAATGAAACTGCAAAGCCAGGTATTAAATTAGGCTTGGATAACGCAACCATGCCACACAAGTTAGTACGAACCAGTGCTAATAACTTTACCTTCAGTGCTATTACTTACGACAATCGTACTGTCGGTGATGATGTCACCAATCCCTCCCCAGGATTTATTGGCAAAAAATTGACATATGGTTTCTTTGCTAACAACCGTCTTGGGTTCTTGGCTGGTGACAATGTCACTCTCAGTCAACCTGCACGTGGAGAAAACTTTTTTAATTACTTCGTCAACTCTGCACAGGTTCAGACAGAAGCAGATCCTATTGACCTTAAGTGTGTAAGTCTTCGTCCTGTTACGTTGACTGCAGCTGTACCTGTCCCTCAAGGTGTCGTGTTATTCAGTCAGCAACAACAGTTTATGTTGTTCTCTGATACTGGGATTCTTAGCCCTGCTCAGGCTGTTATTAAAAGCATCTCTAACTATGAGGTTGATCCTGTTGTAGCTCCTACTGAGAATGGAACCAGCATAGTATTTATTAATAAAACTACTGACTACTGCCGTGTGTTTGGTATGCGGACACAAGGTCAAGGTGCAAGTCCTTTGTTCACTGACCTAGGTAAGACTGTTACTCAGTACATTCCTCAGTCAGTATCAGCGATGTTCTCTGATACTCAGAACTCTTTTATTGGTCTTTACGGTCAAGCAAGTAAAAAGATCTATTATTACAGATCGTACGGTGAAGGTGAACAGACACTTATGCGTTCATGGTACAGCTGGGAAATGCCTGGCAATGTTCAGTTCTTTGCAACTGATACTGACACCATGATTGCGGTTGTAAAGGGTGTGAATCAAATGACACTTTTGACTTCACAGCTCAATGCACTTCCTACAAGTACAACCACTGTTTCTGGCAACCCATCATTTGATTTCATGGTTGCTCCTACATCTAAGACTTACGATGTAGCTTCTAAGACCACTAAACTATTTGTACCGTTTGAGTTAATTCCAGGTCTTACACCTGTTTGTGTGCAAGATGCAACATCAGGCTCTACGCAATCTGGTCTATTTCTCACCCCTACCACTAGTAGTACAGGTGGTAATCATTTTATTCTTACTGGTAAGGACTACAGTTCTTTGAACTGGAAGGTTGGTTATAAATTTAACTTCTCTGTTGACTTGCCTAGACTTTACTATAGAAACAGTGACTTTGTTGATTACACAGCATACTTAACTGTTGCACGGATGTTATTTTCAATTGGTTTGTCTGGCGAGGTAGAGTTCAAAGTTACTTCTAACAATGAAGCTGAAAAAACCACGGCAGGCGTCATCTTTAATACTGGCTATTCACCACTTGATCAAGTGCCAATTGAAGACCGCAATGTCTTTACTGTTCCAATCAATCAACGTAATACTAGTTACACATTAAGGGTATTTAGCGATACTCCATACATTGTATCTTTAAACTCAGCTATGTGGGAAGGAAATTATTCAACTAAATACTACAGGAGAGCTTAATGCCTAGTAATACAAAAAAGATTTATAGGGCTAATAAACAGACAGCTCTTAGTAATTACGGGCAAAGTCTAAACCGTTTTTATTCAGCTCAATATCAAAACAAGGTAGATAAGAAGCTTCGTGACAAACAAGCGAAGGATACTTATAAGCTTAATATGCAGATTCGCGATCAACGCGAAGAAGCAAAACTAGAAGCTTATGAGAAGTCCGAAGATCGGTTTGTTGATCAGCTGATCTTTAACCAAAAGGCTGAAGAAGAAGCTCTTGCAGGTGAAGAGAAAGTCTTTAATGAACGCATCCTTGCTAATGCTTTTGAGACTGACGAAAATAACCTTGCATATCAAAAACAAATTATTGATAGCAGGTATGAGTTCGATTCAGCTGGTAGAGGCATTTCCGATGCTATAGACAGTAATGTAACAAATAAGGCTCTTATCTCCTTAGGTGCTGAGCAAGAAACAACACAAGTTACAGCTCAGAAAAAGTCTCTTAAGTTACGTAAAGAAGAAGCACAAGCAGAAAGTAATACACAGCAATATCAAAACCGCATTAAAGCTCTTCAAGAAGAAGGTGTATCACGTGCACGTGGCCGTGCTGGTAAAACTGCCACACGATCACTGCAATCCATTAAAGCTTTAGCTGGCGTCAACTCAGCTTTAATTGCTGATCGGCTAACTAAATCTGATTCAGCTATTGAGATTGACAGGGAGATCATCAACGCTCAGTTAGGTGAAGAGGGGTACATTAAAAGAGGGCAGAAGCTACGTGAGGCACAGTCAGAACAACGCAAGACAAGTACTGTTTCAAATTTAGCGGCACAGCAGGAACAAGTAGCTACATCACTTGGTATTACTACTGAACAGTTCAAAATGACTCGTGAGCAGCTGGGTAGATCACTTTTGTCTGCTGCTGATTCTTACGAGAAGCGTGTCTCTTCTATCAAACAACAGAGGTTTGCTGCTGACATGCAGGCTTATGCCCAGCGTCAATTACAGCCACGTGTTCAACCAGCTATTCCAAAACCGTTTGAAACAAAGATGCCGCTAGCGATAAAACCGCCAAGACCAGTTAAACCAGTTTGGTCGAAGTATTCAGGTTCAATGTCTCAAGATACTAACCCCGTCTTGCAAGGTATTTCTGGAGTTGCTGGCGTTGTTGCGGCTGCTGCACCATTAACCGGTCCTGCTGCTCCTGTAGTTGCAGGTGTTGCCACCGCAGTCAGCGTTGGTTCGCAGTTACTTGACCGTATTATTTAATTAATTATGTCTAAATTTCAAGGGTACGCCCAAGAAAATAGAGGGTTTAACCCTATTCAGGTTCCCGATACATCTAGACGCATCCTTGAACAGGCAGAGGAAACCGTACGCGGTCTTCAAGCTGTACGTGATGCAGAAATTCAGAACACTGCTGCGTATCTAAACTCCTTCCATAGAGCTTTAGATCAAGAGGGTGAGTCTCGTGATGAGTCTTATCGGATGATGGATCTCAACAATGAGATTCGGAAAGACAACGCTAAAATTAAACTTGAAGAAGCAGAAGCTCGCCGTAAGCTTGCGGGTCAAAACCGTGAAGCTATCTACAAAGGTCTTGCACAATTCAGCAAGACTGCAGCTCAAGCTGTCGTCAGTTATCGAAAAGAAAAGTTTGATAATGAATACAATGAAGAATTAACGAGGCTCTACTCACAAGACCTTGCTGATCGTAAGGATGCTGAGGGTTTTGTTGCTGATAAATTTACTGACGATAACCTCTATATTCAATCCACTGATGTTTTGGCTGGTGCTCGTGCTGCCGAAGAGGCTGGTGCAGATCCCCTGCAAGTCGCAGAAATGCGGCAAAACACACACGGTTTAAGCCACGCAGTTAAAAAAGCTCGTCTTGATTTTGCTTCCGAACGGTGGGGTGTTTATCTGCAGCAAAAGTTTGCTAGTGATACAGAAACACAAATCAAACTCTACGGTCCCAACGGCACCTTCATTGATGGCACTCCATCCCAAGCTGTGTCCAGCCGTGACAAGGCATTTGTTGCTCAGCAACTACTTACCAGTTTCATGAAAGAAAATGGTATGTACGGTCTCAAGGGATCAATGCTTGTCCCTGCACTTCGCAAAATGCGTGCAGGAACTGATTCAATTGTATCTTCTGCCCTTCAAAATGAAATCAATCTGCAGAAGCTTGACAAAATTGAAGCCCTAGAAAACTCTATTTTTCAAAGTAGGGTTGAACCCAGTGCAGCAAAGCGTTGGCATAAGTCATTTGCTGGCCTTCAATTTCTTCTCCCAGGTGGTCGTACTGAAGCACGTGAACGTCTTTTCAAGTTGATGGAGACACCACGTCAGATTGTCAATGGTGTACCTGTTGGATTTAGTGATGATGAGATTACTGAAATTGCTAACTCCACACTCCCGTCAATGGGAAACAAAACGCTTGCTGAGCTTTTCCCAGCTGACTTTCTGAGAATCAATCAGCAGCGTGCTCAGCGTGTCTACAACCGTTATACGGCTGAGACAAGAGCTGAGGATATGGCTATTGATAAAAACCTTCAGCAGCTCCAACAGACTCTAGTTGCTGATGTCACTGAGGGTGATAACCAACTAGATCTTTCTGATGAAAACATTGATGCTCAAATCGCTGAGTATACAAAGCTTGGACCTAAGTACAATAATCATGTAAAGCTGCTGCAAAGCTTTCGTCAGTTTACACCTGAAGCTGTAGCTGAAGAACCGTATGTAGAGCAGGCAGAGGAAAAGATTAAGTATGGTTTGATGACTGCTGAAGAAGCTATGAAGCTTCCTGTTTCCTATGAAACTCGTGTTGACCTAGCAAAGAAAGCCAAAGATACTAATTCCATATCTGCTTCTAAAACTCATCGTACTGAAGCTGAGGATCACATCAACGCTTATCTACGTGACCGTGCAAAGGCTCATGGCGGTAAAACCACTCACCGTTCTTTGCATGTTATGTCGCAGTATGCAGTGAATAAATTCTCTACTGATTACATCACAGCACGTCGTAACGGCTTAACTGAACAGCAGGCTTATGACGACGCTCTCGGTAAGTTCAATGCTGAGTTTGATAAAGGACAAGCCGGTAGGTATGCCATCGATGATAACTATGCCAAAGATGGATTCCGCTCTGGCGTTTTTAAGCACTTTAAGGAAAAAGAAGCAAAAACTAGTGACTATGAAGCAACCGCTACTCGTATTAACGAAACCCTCAAAGAGAATCGCTCTGATATCTCTACTCAGCTTGTCGATATTGATCCCCTTAAAAAAGTAGCCCAGCAGCTCAAAACAGGTCAGAAACCAGCAATTGTTCCTCAAATTCAAATGATTCAGCGTCAAGCTAGAAAGCCTGATGGTTCTAGCTACAGCTATGCAGAAGTGCTGCTTGCGCAAATGGATGCGCATGATATGCGTGAGGAAAGTAAAGAAGCTCTTGTCCAGATTGAAGCTGCTATGGCGATGGAGAATGTAATCCCACCACGTTATTCGTTCTTGCGTAACTACCCTTCTCCCACCAACACTGACATTATGATTATGTCTGCTGGTGGTCAGTCGGTTTATAACCGTAACTATCAAGTTACTCCAACACAATCACAAGCCTTAGATGTGTTGGGTAAGTATGAGTCCGATCCTGTTGGAAGCTACAACGCAATGAATGAAGGTGGAGCTGACGGTGGTCGCACAGTTGTGGGTCGTAGTGGTCCCAGTCAAGGGATTATTGGTGCCAACTTGGTTGACTTAACTGTGGGTCAGGTTATCGAGTTACAGAAAGCTGGTCGTATTCATGCTGCTGGTCGTTATCAATTTATTGGTAACACCTTGCCTGGTGTTGTACAACGTGCTGGTGTCCCGCTTGGTGCCCGGTTCAACGAACGTACTCAGGATCTTCTGGGTCTGACGCTGCTTCGGGAGCGTGGTATCCAACCTTGGATCGGTCCTTCTGATAAAGCCACGCCCAGGGAACGAGCAATCATCGAAGCTGCGCGTGCACAACCTATTTCATTCGGCCCTTCTCCCTGGCAGCAAAGTCAAAATATGAACCCAGAAGTTGTTGAACGTCTTACTCCTGCTAACTAATGGATATTACAAATGAATTGGATCAAATCAAATATGATCCACTAGAAGAGGAGGAACGTCTCCTTAATGCACAGCGGGAGGAAGAACGACGCGATCAAGAGTTACGTGATGCTGCTGCACGTGAGGAAGAAGAGCGTAAGGCTGCCGCTGCTGCTGAACAAGAAAAAGAAGATAGCAAGCACTTTGGTGATCGAGTCCTTGACACTCCTGTCGTAGGACAAGTGGCTAGCGTTGGTGCAGGTGTCATTGACACTGCATTTGACGCTGCCTCTTTGATCCCCTGGCTTAAGCCTGCTGATGAGTGGTGGGATGAGCACCACGGTCGTGATCGCGAGATGAACGGTGTTAATAAGTTCATCCGTGATGCCTCTGGAATTATTATCCCAACCCTTACTGGTGGTGGTCTTGTCGCTAAGGGTGCACAAGGTCTGGCTGCTGCAGGCAAGCTCGGTAAAACAGCACAAGCTGCCTCTGCTCTTCGTCGTACCCAGGTCCTCGGCAAGATTGCTGTTGACCTTGGTGTAGGTACTGCTGTTGAGGCAGTGTCTGAGCAGACTGATGAAGCTGGCAACCTTGGTACTGCCTTGGAAGACATGCTCGGTGTTCAGGTTCCCTGGGCAAGCCGTGACTCCGATAGCCCTGATGTAATTCGAGCCAAAAATTTGTTGGAGAGTTTTGCTTTAGGCGGAGCTGTTGGTGTTGCTGATGCCTTCTTCTCTTTACGTCCACGCACTACGCTTATTCCTAAAGATGAAGCAGCTAAGCAAGTTCTTGATGAACGTAACTTTACTGAGTCGGTCAATCTTAATCAAGCCGATGGTGACGAATTAGTTGCCAAGGTTGTCGCAAACCAAAATGCACGTGATGAAGCACTGATTGAAAAAGGTGTTCAAAGGTTTGAAGAAGCAGCAGGTGAATATGACCCCTATGTCAATACACCATCCTTTGAGATGGAACGTCCTGTTCTGAACTATCAACCTGATGTGCCTATGGCTAAGGTTGCTTATGCCCGTATGGCAGACAACATTGGCACTACTTACGGTGCTGCTCCTCCAGTAGCTTCTGAGTATTACATGAAGGAAATTCTTCGTGCTGATGCTCCAGGTCGTTCTGTCCTGCTTGAAGAGATTGTTGACAAAGCTAAGCCTGAGTT